GTTTTGGAGGATATGGACAATCCTAAACCAAGACTTGTAACACGTGAACCTTTTGATGTAGACAAATTAAGTCTACAGCAATTCCCAGCACTGTTAGTAACCACAGGCAATGAAACCCGTGAAGACAATTCCATGGGAGGCAATCGTCGTGGCGTATTAGAGATAAACATTAGAGGTTTTGTGCGATCCGATGGACGCAAAGGATTTGTTCAAAGCGTTGATCAAAAACGCAATGAGTTAATTGAACGAATTGAAGAAACGTTAAACGCACAAAGGGATAGAGAACTAAACGCAACAAGAGCGGCAACTACTCATGTTACAAACATTGAAGTAGTTGATAGAAGTCCACCACTAGGTGAATTTGCTCTTATAGCAGAAGTTCGCTATTCATTCACAAAAGGAGCAGTATAATATGGCAAAAACAAAATATGTGAAAATGTGGAAAGACGGATCCTTTGAGTTGATTGAGGAGGATCGCGTAGAAAGATTTCTTGCAGTTGGTTTTACATTAGATGAAGAACCAAAGGCAGAAAAAAAGTCACCGGCCAAAGGACGTAAGAATAAAATTACAGCCGACGCCCAAGTGACTTCAATCAAAGAGGATGAGGAAGAAGAATGGGATCCACTAACTGGAGAAGATTGGGCAGATTCAATTGAGTCTGTTTCAGCACCAGAAGGTGAACGCATATCTGATGACGAATCCAACAATGCTAAAGAGGAGAACTAAAAATGGCAACATACACAGGTGAAAACGGTAAGGTAGAAATTACTGCTGAAGATTCAGCGGGAACAGTTACCGTCGCTGAAGTTCGCTCTTGGACAGTGGAACATACTAAAGATGTAATTGAAGACACAGTCATGGGCGACGCGGCAAGAACATACAAATCAGGACTACACCAATTCAGTGGTTCTATGGAAGTAGTATATGACGATGGACATACTGCGGCAACTAATGCTTTTGATCCAGCACAGGATGGAGATTTAAGTGTCGAGTTTTATCCAAACTCATCTACAGGTGAAAAGTTTACAGGATCAGTAATTGTTACTTCAGTATCAAGAACTGCATCATTTGATGACCTAATAACTGCAACTGTAAACTTCCAGGGAACAGGCGCACTTACAATTGGTAGTGTCTAATGTTAAAAATTAGTGTTCGAGGCACTAGACAAGCGAAGAGGCAACTTGAAAGAGAAAAAGATGCTTTCTTTGCTCGAGTGGCAGAAGATATAAAAGCAATAGCAGTTCGCAGAACTCCTATTGATAAGGGACAAGCAAGACGAGGTTGGCGCCTCGAAAGTTCTTATAAACGTAAGGATATCGTCAACCGCGTTTCCCACATTGTTCCGTTAGAAGAAGGCCGCTCAAAAAAACAAGCACCTCGTGGTATTTTGGGACCTACCATTAGGGAGATATCTAGAAGGAGATATAAATGAGTAATGTTATAAACAACATCCAAACACACTTTAAAGAAAAATTAAGTGGTGGATTACAAAAGATTTCTGTGCCTGAATGGAAAACAGATATCTATTACAAAGCGGCATATCCGTTTGCTGTAGAAAGTAAAATTATTTCACTACAACAACAGGGTAAAACCGTTGAAGCATTAGTAGAAAGTCTTATTACTAAAGCATTGGATCCAGAGGGTAAACCAATGTTTAACAAGTTTGACAAAACAACACTAATGAACGAAGCAGATCCATCTACACTTTTGCGTGTGTGCAGTGAGTTAAACAATGCTGTCGCTGACTATGAGGAAGTGGCAAAAAACTAAAAGAGGATGCTGAACTTCAACTGCTAATGAGAATAGCAGAAACTTTGCACAAGAGTGTGGAGGAAGTGATGCAGTTTAGTGTCCTTGAAATTCGGTTGTGGTATGAATGGTTCAAACTTCAACAGGATAAACAAAAGGAGAGCATGAGTCGTGGCAACGCAAACAGTAGAAATCCGCGCCGTAGATAAAACTCAAGCGGCCCTAGGTAATATAAACAAAAACCTAGGTAGGGTTGAAAAAAATACACGGAACCTTGAAAAAGGGTTTGATAATGTCCTTGGCAAAGTAGTTGCCATTGGAACGGCGCTTGCTGGTGGTTTTGGACTCAAAAAAATCATTGATGTAAGCAGTCAAGTAGAACAACTTAATTTAAGATTTGCTTTCCTATTTCAAAGTGTTGAAGAAGGTAACCAAGCATTTGAACAGATGCTTGATTTTGCTTCCAAGGTTCCGTTTAGTCTAGAACAAATTGCCGCAGGTGCGGGCAACCTTGCTGTGGCAAGTGCTAACGCAGAAGAATTTGCTAAAAATCTTGGTATTACTGGTAACGTGGCGGCGGTCTTTGGTTTAGATTTCCAACAAGCATCAGAACAAATACAAAGAGCATTTTCAACTGGTATTGCTAGTGCTGATATCTTTAGAGAAAGAGGTGTTAGTGCTTTCTTAGGATTCCAATCAGGTGCTAAAGTTACAGCAGAAGAAACTAAGAAAAGATTTGAAGAAGTATTTGGTCCAGGAGGACCTCTTGCAGATGCTACACTTGTATTAGCAAATACCTATGAAGGTATTTTCAGTATGATACAAGATAAGTTTTTCAAATTTACTTTAGCATTAGGTAGACAAGGTGGTATATTTGATTTTGTGAAAGCAGGATTAAAAGCACTTGATACTATTGTTACAGAAAACTTCGGTAGTTTAGAGAAATTTGCGGCCGCGGCAGGTAAAGCATTTATTGAATTTGTTACAAGAAGTGTAATTGGTGTGGCAAAAATAATTGATGCTGTAACTCCAATATTCAAATTTGTTGCCAGCGGTATTGCAGGATTGTTTAACATATTAGATGCGTTACCGGCAGGTGTTCAACAATTAGGTATTATTGGATTCTTAATGTTAGGTGCCAAAGGTAAATTGATTACTATTGCACTTGGAGCAGTGTTTGATTACATTAGAGAAGGTGTAGGTTACATTATTCAAGGTTTTGGCAAGATGTATGGTGGCATAGCCAAAGTTTTAGATCTTTTAGGATTGTTAAATGATGATCAATTGGCGGCGGCAAATCAAGCAGTTGCTGACCTAGAAAAAATGTCACAAAGACTAAAAACGCCAATGGAAGAATTAAACAATGCGGCGGAAGAAGCAGGTAACACAATTGGCGGGCCTGTTGAACAAGCAGTTCAAAATTTCCTTACAAAATTAGAAGAAGCAAACGTAGAATTAAAAGATCAAGAAGGTTTACTAGAAGAAATATTAAGTGGACAAACGTCTATCAAAAACGAAGCAGAAGAAACTGTTGACAAGTTTGCTGAAATAGTTGAAAATTTAGAATTTCAAAATAGTTTGATTGGTAAAACTGTTGAAGAACAAGAAATAATGAAAGCACTTCGTCAAGCAGAATTGAAACTAGGCGAAGAATTAACATTAGAACAAAAAAATCAATTGACAACACTTGTTCAGCAAACACAAGAACTTGAAAGACAAAAGACGTTAGCAGAAGAAATGGTTGACCAAATAAACCGAAGTATGTCTTTTGAACAAAGAGCGTTAGGTCCATTTGATCCAGAAGCATTAAAAAAATTAGAAGAAGATTATATTATAGCATCAGATTTACATCGTCAATACCTAGAACAGTTGGGTGCTGATGAAGAAACGATTAACCGTGCTATGCTTGATATGAAAAGGCAAAAATTAGCAGAAGAAGATAAAATTGTTTCTGAACACTATGATAAAGTAATTAGAAATATCATGCGTGAACAAAAAGCCATTAATGATCTTCATGGTTTTAGAATTAACAAAGCAATGAGCGATAGGCTACAAAGAATTGGCCAAGAAGAAGATATTCAAGAAATGGTTCGTAATAGAATTGAATTTGAAAAGAAATCAGAACTTGAAAAAACACAGTTTGGTTTAGAACAAGGTGCTAAATTCTTCCAAGGATTAAGTGCTTATAACAAAAAATTCTTTGCGGCATACAAAGCGTTTGCTATAGCACAAGCAATTATTAACACATACCAAGGTGCCACAAAAGCACTTGCTACATATCCACCACCGTTTAACTTTATTGCGGCGGCGGCAACTGTTGCTAGTGGTTTGGCACAGGTTGCTACTATTAGAGCACAAACAGCACAACGAGGTGGTAACCTAATTACGGGCGGCCCTACAGTGGTTGGTGAAGATGGACCTGAACTTATTGTTCCTAAACAACCAAGCACGGTTATACCTAATGAAGTTGCAACAGCAATAGATGGTATGGGCGGTGGCAAACAACAACCTGTTCAAGTAAACTTTAACATTACAACCACGGATGCTAAAGGATTTGACAGTTTATTGGTTGAAAGACGTAGCACTATAGTTGGCATTATTAACCAAGCAATGAACACCCGTGGTAAGACAGGAGTTACAGTATAATGGCATACATAGGTTATTTTCCAATTACCGCAGGTTTTAGAGCAGTTCGCTTTAGACAAAAAACAATAACAAAGAAAACAGAAACAGCAAGTGGTAGAGTTATCAGAGCAACCAACGCTGTAACAAAATGGACTGGCACACTTTCATTTCCACCTGTGGCATATGATGACTTTTTGGCAATACAGGCATTCGTTGCTAGATGCCAAGGCGCACTGAATGAATTTGATTTGATTATGCCTGAAATTTCAACACACAATCCACACACTGATCAATTGACCTATGTTAGTGCTGATGCCAGTGCTGGTAGCACAAGTGTAAGCATCACAAGTGATCAAATAAACAAAAGCAATTTGTTAAAAGCAGGTGACGTTATACGTTTTCCAAATCACTCAAAGGTTTACATGGTGACAGAGGATGTCGAAACCGACGGAGCAGGAGCAGGCACAATACAGTTTACACCAGGATTGGTTACAGCAGTAAATTACGATAGTGCTGGTGAAACAATTATAGTAAAGGATGTGCCATTTAGAATGATATTATCCAATGATATTCAAGAATATGGATATAGAAATGATGGATACGTTGAATA